ATCGTCATTCCAGGTATTTGAGCTGTTGTACATAGAAACGCTAAGTCTTCTATTTCTCCACCAACTTGTGCGTAACCAGGAAAAGGCATTGTTACCTTAAACTGATTGGCTCTTGCGCCACCGCCAGCAAGTTTAGCTTTGAAGTCATTTATGTTTGCCATTTTATTATTTCTCCTCTACTAATTACCCAGCCACTTCTTCAAAAGAAACGCCAGTTCTGGTTGCGACAAAAGATAATGTGATAAAGTTGATACTTCTTGCAGGTTTTACAAAAATTTCTGCAATAAATTCATTTCTATCCACTACTTCGCCAGTGTTGTTAGTTTCATCACACACTACTAAAAAGTCTGTGATACCACGTCTACCTTGTACTTCTCTTAAAAAAGGTTCAACTATGTTTCTAAAGTTCGCTCTTGTAAATTCGTCATTGAATTCAAAGAGTTGGAATTTAGAAGCAGTAGCTACTGCCTTTTCTAAAATGATGAACAATCGTCTGACATTGATTCTATCAAAAGCACTCGGTGATGATAAACCAGTTTTATCTCCGAACAATACTGTTCCTTGTCCTGAGAAAGTTGCAACTGGATTTACTCTACTTGTGTAAAGATCATCTCTTTGTTGTTTTGTAGGGTTGTATGCCAATTTAGCAGCGCCTCTAATTACACCTCGGTTTAATCCGGCAGGTGAGAACCAAGCGTCAGCTAAAATGTCTGTTCTAGCAGCCAATCCAGCAATGTCTCCGTTTAATGGTACATATCTGTACACATCATTGTATCTGTCATAACAATACTTGTAACCACTATCAAACACAACATAACTAGATGATCTCATTCCATTAAAGAAACCAAGAACATTACTTGTTTGTGTATTTGAGTTAGAAATATTAACAACATCACTTCTTTGAGGACTTGCAAAGACTACACAGTCTTTTCTGTTCTCAGCGATAGTAATTAAGTTATCAATATGACTAGCAGAACCACTTGGTCCAGCAATTATTAATCCTACATCAACTGTTTCAGCGTCATTAAACTTCTCGTAAGCAGTTTTTAATTCGCCGTCAGTTACAGTAGCACCATCTAATCCACCAGATAATGATTCATTTGCAGGTGTATCAACGCCAGTGAAGGTTGTACCTGCAGCTGTATTGCCCCAATTTGTTCCAGCTGAATTGTGATCCATCCAGAATATATAATTAGATTTATTACTAATTACTGTTGGGTAGTAGTTGATATCTCCTTGTGGTGATTTTGCGTCTGAAGCTTTTGAAAGTTTAGAATAAGATTCTAAAACTGTTCCAGGAACTCCAGAAATTCCACCGTCTTCATCTATTACAACAATTGATATCTCATCGCCAGAGCCTGATCTTGTAGTAGTCCAAGCAGAAGTATTTGGAGCGCCATCAACTTGATCTGCGTATCTCCATTTTCTTTTGATTCTTGCGTTATCTACGACAGCAGAAATTAATCCACCTTCGCCTCTAGGATGCTGAACGATAGTTACAACTGTTGAAGATAGAGCAGTTACTCTATATTTTTCTCCAGAAGTAAAATCTACTCCAGAACCTGTACCAGAAAACTCAATGACATCGCCGACATTAAGGTAACTAGTTGCGTCTGAATCAACTGTTATTGTTGTATCTCCAACAGCGGCACCGCCGTCTGCTTGTTGAGATACAGATGTTGTTTGTTCAAATGCCGAAGCACTTGAGCAAGTTGCGACTAATAAACTATTTCCCCATAAACCTGCTGATCTAGCAGCAAATGTTCCAACAGAGCCTTCGCCCGCTGAGAAATTGTCTTCGTAGTCTTGTTTATTTTTTACTAGTAAACCAGTTCCACCGGAAGTTGCGTTTACTGTACTCGTTTGGCTAGCTCGTACTATTCTTAATGAATTAGAATATTGTAGAAAGTTAGCAGCGCTGAAAAAATACTCAAAGTTATTTACATCAGGTTTGCCGAATGTGTCCACAAATTCTTGTTCACTAGATACAGAAACAATTTCATCTAAAGGTCCTTTGCTGAATTGTCCAGCAAAAGCACCAATTGAAGTTGATACTGCAGGAATGATTCTTGTTAAATCTCTTTCCTGTACGAGAACACCTGGTGATACTTGAAATGCCATAAGTTATTCTCCTCTAATTAGCTAATTTAATTATCATATTTGTTCAAAAATCGTATTATTAATACGCCCATAGTTAAAATTCAATTCTTACTGATATTTATAATACATCAAAACCTAGTGGTTTTTACGAACCACAGGTATCCATCTATCTCCGTATTCATCAATAGTTTCCTCATCTAAAGGATCAGTAACACCATCATCTACAAAACCAAATGGTGCCATATCTTGTTCTATTAAGTTTTGTTGCTCAGCATACATTTGCATACGAGCATTTTGATCTGTTAATTCTTTAAAATAACCTTGGTTTGATACCCAACCAAAGATAACTAAACACATCATTAAATCGTCATTGCTACCGTCCTCAGCCTGCCAGGATTGACCTTTCTTGGCAAAAGTTGACATCTCCTGTATGATTTTAAAAGAGTTAACCACGATCTTATCTCCCTCAATAAGTGTCTTTAAATTGGCACAACCAACTTTCTTTGTTGCCTTTGTCATACGAATACCTAAAGATGAACCACGACCACTAAACATAGCACCTAGTATTTGACCGGCACGACCTTTTTGTGTAGTCATTAGTACATTAGGATATTCTATTTCATATTGCAAGGCTTCTGCTATCTGTTGACCTATATCATTAACCTCAGTTAAGATATGTGCTTCGTTATATGCTTTTGCTACCTGTGATATAATATTAGGAAAGACAAAAGGTTTTACTTCATTGTTTTTATAAAGAGCAACAACTCTAAATGGCATTTTAGTTACATCAAATACAATAAATGCTGAATAATCTTTTTCTACACCTCTTGCGACATCAACTGTACAAACATAAGTACGACCTTTAATAGGTGCTTCAAATTGATCTACACTTCCTTTTGATAGTTGAGGTGGTTCATAAGTTAATGCTTTAATTTTTGATGGTGAGATAAGAGTATTAACAGAACCTAAAAACTCACACTCAAACTCTTGTTGAAATTGCTCAGGTGATGTATTTCTAATTGTTTGTTCTTTCCATTCTTCATCTCTGCCTGGAACCTCTGACCAATGTACTTCAATAGGTATGTAATCGTTTCTTTTCTTTTCAGCGTCAATCCATAATTTATAAAATTGATTCATACCATAAGGTGTAGATACAATTACCATTTTTGTTTTCTTACCTGAAGATATAGTAGGATAAACGGAACTGAAAAACATTTCAGCAATGTTTGTAGGTACGAAAGCAAACTCATCAAGGAATATAATATTATATGATCCACCCCTAATAGCACTTGAAGAAGTGGCAGCAGCAACAATGCTAGATTTATTTTCTAACTCAATGTTACCTTTGTTCCAGTTAACTACTCCTTGTTGCATCCATTTAGGTAAATTTTCATATGCAAGTTGTAGTCTACCTAATATATCTCTAGCAGTTGAAGACTTATTGGCAAGTAAAGCAATGTTAGAGTTTGGATTAAACATTGCATAGTGCATTAAGTAAGAAACAGTTGTTGTAGATTTACCTGATTGTCTTGGTAGTTTGCAAATTGTGAATCTGTTGTTGTGTATTGTTTCTACAATCTTTCTTTGAAAGTCGTACATTTTAAATGGCACAAGACCATCATCAAGTGATACAATACGAATATATTTTTCCATAAAGTACACAGGATCACCAGCACACTTTTGATATTCTAAAATTTGTTCTTTAGTAAATTCTTGTGGTGTGTTGATCTTCTTTAGATTAGGATTACCTAGATAGGCGTCATTAATCATTATAGTTATAACCTTGATACTCTTTTCCTGTAGTTGGATCTTTCTTCATACTCCTAGGGTCATCTTCCCACATAGTTTTTGTATATCCAAACCAACCTGTAATAATATATTTCTCGTGTGTTTTAGATATTTGTCCACTATGAGTATGTGTAAAATCAGTTGGCCAAATTACAGTTAAACCTTTTTTACAAGGTGTCGTAATATTTTGATATTTAAAATTTGTACCAGCGTCAGGTGTATCTGTTAAATATGTCATCCATACAAGACAACGATTTTCATTTTTAGATGTTCTCTCACAATGCTCAGCAAAATAACCTCCACCAGGTTTATAATACTGTATGTTAGCACCTTCGTTCATTCCATATTGTTGAAAATTACTTAATTCAGGATACTTTTCTTCATATAATTTAACACAATCTTTTAATGATTTTTTATACTCCATAAAAGCAGGGTCTGTATAGTCTGGGTGTAATCCAAGATCAACTGAATCTTTGTTGTTCTTATTAACATTGTGAGGGCCACCTATAACACCTGTATTATGACGATCAGTATTGTTGTTAAATACATTTATAAGTCCATCGCATATTTTAGGATCAATATGCCAAGCACCTATAAAACTTTCTAATGGTAATTTATATTCAAGCACCTAATTCTTCCAATTGTTTTTTTAATAAAGCAATTTTTATTTTTTTTAATTCATCTTCAGTCGTAACTTTTGGTGCCAAACCTGATAATCTTTTTAAAAAATATAAAGGTTCTTTTTTATTTGTATTAATATTTTTAATTTCACTTGTAGCCCAAACTTTATAACCTAAACTTTTTCTATAATCCAAATCAAAATTGTCTTCAGGAAAACTAAAAGCATAATTAACTATATATTTATCTTTAATTCGTCTATCAAATTCTTCGTGTAATGCTCTAGCATTTTCAACATTGTCTGCAAATAAATTGCCATCAAAAACATCTTTTGATCCAGATATTTCATCACTACCTGTGTGTGTAATGGAATGCCAATGAATACCTGCAAATTTATTTCCGTCAAAAGCACCTAACCAGGTAGTTTTTCCTCCATAAATCGGCATAAACTTTTCAAAAATTGGTCCTTTAATTGATGTAGTTGCACCTTTTAACTTGACACTATTGTACAACTCAGAATTTAATCTGTTGAATTTTAATTGCGCCTCAGATTCGTTAAGGCCTTCTTGTTTAAGATAACTGTTTGCTGTTTCTAAATCTATTTCTCGTACTTCAATCATTTAAAACTCCTTACTATATGTATAAGAGTTCTAAAAGTGTTATTTTGGTGTGATGTCTTTAAAACTTTTTTCATTATCATTTTCCTTTTTTCTTTCACTATTAGTTTCTACTGTATTCTTGTTTAACATTTTTTGCAATTCTGTCGTTGATCCAACAAATAAAGCATTTTTGATAGTG